ATTTATGTTGTTTGAAAAGTGTATGCGTGGCGATACTAGTGATAATGTGTTTAGTGCATATCCTGGTGTACGTGTTAAAGGTACCAAGAACAAAGTTGGATTACAAGAAGCATTCGAAGATAGAACTTCAAAAGGTTACAACTGGAATAATTTAATGTTACAACGTTGGGTGGACCATGACGGAGTAGAGCATCGTGTACTTGATGATTATCAAAGAAATGTTGTTCTTTGTGATTTAACTGCACAACCTGAAAACATTAAAGAACTTATTAGTAAGACAATAGCAGAAGGTATTTCTGCAAATAAAGATATTTCACAAGTCGGTGTTCGCTTAGTAAAATTTGCGAGCAGTTATGATCTTAATAAAATAACAGAACAAGCACAAAGTTACGCAGAACCGTTAAACGCAAAATATGGAGGGAAATATGCAAGCCAAGCCGTTAGTGCCTAATAAATTTTGGATAGTACAAGATAAAGGCAAGAAAGTAGGAACACTACAAAAAGATACCAATTGTTATTATTTTGTAACTAAGATGGAAAAAATTAGATTTGATACTAAAGAAGATATTTACAGTACATTTGGTAATGACTTCTTTGAGGAAATTGTTAAATCAAAAACCAAGAATCAAAAAGTTTTAGAAGTGTATGAATACCCTACTTCAACAACTCCATACAATCCGTTGTATGATGTTAAAAATGCATTACCGTTATACAGCAAAAGTAAAAAGTCAAAGAGTTTATACTGTGCAGGTTATTACTGCATTAAATTTGCTAAGGGTTGGGTAAAGAGTTTTTGTCCTAAACTTATTACACTACAACGATATGGTTACAAAGGGCCTTTTAAAACTGAATTTGAAATGAAACAGGTACTATCAAATGTCTCGAAAACCTCTTAATACTATTGCTATTGAACAGTACCTAGATAGTGTACGTGTAGCAACAAAAATGCAACAAAAAGAAATAAGGTTAAGTAACGATCAATATAGATCCTTAGCAGACTCTATTTCAATGGTTTTAGCAAGGCTTGTTGAATTACAAGACGCACAACCTAAAGAAGAGGAAGCCATTAACGTACAAATGGATGGCGGATCTTTCTGATCTAAGATAAATATATACGTAGTTAATTTAAAGGAATTACGTATATGAGTAGACCTAAACCAATAATCTTATTAGATCACACTGATAAGAATACATACAAAACTGAACAAGTGCTTCAAGCGGATGCCATTTGGGCGGTTTTTTATAAAGGAAAGCCATTTAACTTAAAAACGTCTAATATGGTTTCTCCTGTTCCAGGTCCAAAATACAAAAAGGTTTCTTTTTCAAATCCAGGTCACGCACACAATCTAGCAAAGAAACTAAATGCTATGTATAAAGTAGAGGATTTCGCTGTTTACAAATTAATTACAGGCGAAAAAATTTAGATGGATATTAAGTATGCTTACACCAAAACCTTTATGATAGGTGCTGGTGAAGAAGATAAATCAGACGATTCAATTAAGAAGAACTATATGCTTTGGTGGCAAAATACCAAAGAAAAAGGTGCTAAAGGTATGCGTCTTACAAGAGCCGGTTTTGAATATGCAACTGATAAAGCAGAACTTAAGACATACGAAATTGGATTCCCTAACGAGATACAATTTACTCCTCAGGTATTTTTATACTTAGACGAGTTTATTGATTGTCCATATTTTGTTACAAAGAAAAGAATTTTCGTTTTCAGCGAAAAAATGGCACTACAACTCATGATGTTTGCGGGCGATATTAAACAATACGGACTTGCCCGGGCAATGGCTAAAGAAATATCCGCAGAATAATTGGTTCATTTTGGATAGAATTTTATCCAAAATATAGGAAAAATCGCTTGACATTTTGCTCTGCGATGCTATACTAATATTATAGTTAGTAACAAACAAGAGAGGTCAAAAATGTCAAAAGCAACTGCAACAACTGAAAATCGTACAGTTACGCCTAATGAGGCAAAAACTGCCGTACAACACGCAATGAAACTGAAGCGTCCTATCTTTTTATGGGGTCCTCCAGGCATTGGTAAATCAGATATCATCAAACAAATTGGTGATTTACTCGAATCTCATGTAATCGACATTCGTTTGTCTTTGTGGGATCCAACAGATATTAAAGGTATGCCGTATTATAGTGCAAACGATAATACTATGAAATGGGCACCGCCTGTAGAACTTCCTGATGCCCAACTGGCTAAGAAGCACAAAAAGATTATTTTATTCTTGGACGAGTTGAACTCAGCCGCTCCGGCTGTACAGGCCGCGGCTTATCAACTTATCCTTAACCGTAAGGTAGGTACTTATGTACTGCCTGATAACGTAATGATCGTTGCCGCTGGTAACCGTGAAACTGATAAGGGTGTAACTTATCGTATGCCGGCACCACTTGCCAACCGTTTTGTTCACTTAGAGATGCGAGTGGACTTTGAAGACTGGTTGATTTGGGCAACTGAAAACAAGATTCACCCAGATGTTGTGGGTTACTTGACTTTTTCTAAACAGGATCTATATGATTTTGATCCAAAGTCTAGTTCCCGAGCATTTGCGACTCCGCGTTCTTGGAGTTTTGTGAGCGAACTTCTCGACGACGACCTGTCTGAATCAACTTTGACAGACCTCGTGGCAGGTGCCGTTGGTGAAGGGTTGGCAGTTAAATTTGGTGCACATCGTAAGGTTGCTTCAAGTTTACCTAATCCAACCGACATACTTAACGGTAAAGTTAAGTCTATGGAAACTAAAGACATCTCTGCGATGTATTCACTTACAGTTTCTATGTGTTACGAACTACAAGAGGCTTTTAAGGCAAAGGCTAAAGATTGGAATTCAATGGCTGATAATTTCTTCGGCTTTATGATGGACAATTTTGAAACTGAACTTGTAGTGATGGGCACTAGGGTGGCTATTGCAACATACAAGTTGCCGTTTTCACCTAAAGACTTGAAAAACTTTGACCGTTTCCATAGCAAGTATGGTAAGTATGTCCAGGCCGCTATGGCGTCCTAACTAACTATAGAGGGGGTCTTCGGATCCCCTCGCTTTATTTAGAGTAGAGAAAGCAATGAGTAGACATTTTTTCGAAAGACTAAAGCAAGGTTATGCTGGGACAAAAAGATATGTAGGTACAACTTGTACTCTATCTTATTGTAATGAGCGTTCTTCAATATACAAAGGTGCAGGTTCTCGTCTTTGTGAATATCATCAAAGTTTATTAAGAGAATACGGTGGTCCTGCTAGAATGGATCGTCCTTGGACATTTAATAAAAAACGTACCTGTGAAATTTGTGGGCATAATCCATGGGATCATCCAAAGGTGAAGTTAATCGAAGATGCTCTTATACGTGATCGTGTTGCTTGGGGTATGTTATTCGTTGATCATATTGAAACACAAAGAGACGGCGGAAGTCACTGCGATCAAAATACTCAAACATTATGTTTAGATTGCAATATGATTAAAAGTACACTAGCCGGTGATCTTGTTCCTAAAAAATTATATAAAGATGAAAAAGAATATTATAGTGTACTTGAAAGATTAAAACCACACTATAAAAAAGTATTTGATGATAAAATTTAATTTAGACATTTTAAAAACTAAAGTCTATTATGCACTTAAAACTAATAGTCTCTCATCTGAAAATTGGGAACAAATTATTTGTGATTCATTAGGTGCAATTTGGATCGAGGGAGACAAGTATCTAGCAGATGGAATTTTAAAAGAAAATAATTTAAACATTAAAACAATACATTTTCATCCTCAAATTAGAACTACTAAACCTAGCCGAGATTTTGTTCATAATCCTGAACATTATGATCCTGTATTAGAACTAGTACAAAGAAGGGTTGGCTTGCCACACCTTAATGATATGATTGAAGATCCATATGTAATAGGTAAAGCAACAATCGAAAACTTTAAAAGATTTGAACGTGAAAGTTTTGAAAAATTTAACACAACAAAAACATTAGATGTTATAATTAGACACGGAATTGATAGAACAGAAAAAAATTACCTAGTAGATGTGTTTGTTGAAGATCATATACATCCAGATGCTGATGAGTTAGATTGGATTGAAAATTTACACGGTGTTAAAAGCAAGTATAAAGGAAGACAAAGTGTTATTGGTGTTAAAAATAACAAAAAAATTATTGCTAGAAATTCAAGCGGTACAGGTAGACAACAAAATTGCTATTTAATTTTTAGAGATATAAGAAGAATTGAACATAGAGAAACAATTAAATTACCTATACCAGAACGATTAAATTACGACCACAACAAATTACTCGAAGAAATATTGTCCAAATCAGTTGACAACTAGATAAGACTCATCTATAATAATTACAGTTGCATAAGGAGATAAAGATGCAAACTGCTGAATTGGCCCATTGGCTAGCATACAATGTAGATT